CTCCTAATATATTTATCCTTCTTATAGTCCTGCTATTTCACCAGTATTTTTAAGTCTTAATGGAATGTAAATGAACTCCACTGCCTTAACTGGTTCTATTGCTATGTCTAGATACAACTCATTTCTATCTATTCTAGCAGGCGTGTTGTTTGTTTCGTCACACACAACTAGGAAGTCATAAACTGCTCTGTTACCAACTAATTCTAACATTAAACTTTCTGCTTGAGCCTTGATTTCATCTCTAGTAGTTTTGTCATTTGGTTCAAACACATACGGTCTTGCCAATTTGTTTAACTGACTTCTTAGGTAGATAACAAGTCTTGCAACGTTTATTCTGTCTAAAGAACTTGCCGCCGCCGCTCTTGTTTTCTGTCCGTAGTTTACTAAACCAGCACCTGTTATGAAAGTGATTGGGTTAACGTTTCCTGCGTAAAGTGTATCTCTTTGACCTTCATTTAATGAAACTCCTACAAATTCACCTTCGCTGTTAACATAACCTGTTGATGTTGCGTTAGTAATTCCACCACGTCTTGTACCTGCTGGTGCAAACCATGGGAAAGAAACTTGATCACTCAATGCAATAGTTCTCAACATCATGTGACTTGGTGGAACTGCAATGTTTCTACCAAAGTTGTCACTTGTGAATCCTGATGGATAAAACACACCCAAGTATTCGTCGTTAGTAACTAAACCTAGATCATTATCTTCTAATGCTTGATTTACGTTGTTTACGTAATCACTTACTGAAGTTGCATCTGGTGTTAATCTAAATGGAGTATCTCCAACAACAAATGCACTCAAGCCTCTGTCGAAGTTTAATGATACCATTTCACCAATTAGTTCTGCATAACCTGGAGTTGCCATTACATTAAACAATCTTGATTCATCATCTCTAATGTCTTGGTTGCTGTTAACCATTGCTTGTAAAGATTGTACAACAACTTGTCTTTGTGCTTTTCTTCCAAATGAACCTGAACCATCTGCCTGGTTTGCAGATTCAGTTACCCATCTGTGAGTGTAGTAAGAAGTCATTGCTTCATCACCTGCTCTTTTGTTGTCAGCAGTTTGATCAACATAATTTCTAACAAATTTTCTTACGTTGAAACCTGAACGTCTGTTGTTCCATAATAGCATATCTTGTGGATACAATGCTGGATCTGGAGCATCAAAGTCTAAGAAGTCACTTGATAATAGTGCTTCAATAGTTCCTGCTTCATTACTGTTTGCTCCTGATGTATTGTATCTTGCATCTGCAAACAATATTCCGTTTTCACTTGTTTGATCTGTGTTGTCTACAAGAGACCAACCGCCACCAACACCATCTGTGCCTGGTAAAGTTGTGTCAAATTTGTAAACTTTTGGATAGTTTTCTAAGTCTGCTGTTGAGATCCAAATGTCATTGTCAACTAAACTGCTTGTACCATCTTGTTGTGTAGTTGGTGCTGTTGCAGAAATTGTTGGACCTTTTGCATCTGTTGCCGCATAAACTTGTTTGTAACCTTTCCAAGTTGTACCATTGTGTACCATTAAATCTACTTCATCAATTGTAGATGAGTACCATAACTGTCCGTCATTCGCCAATGAAGTAACTGCATTGTCGCTCGCACTGTATGATAACATTTTCCAATTTGAAATTGTGTACTGTTTAGGACTAGTTGCACTTGTTGTTCCTGCTTCGTAGTATAAGTTTGCTGTTGAAGCCGGATCAAAACCTATTAGTGCTAATAAACCGTTTGTGTCTGTAATATTAATTTCGCCACCTTCTGTGTGTTCAATTACAAGTCTGTTTAAACTGTCAACACTTGCTTTAACATTGTTCAAAGCAGAAGCACCGTTAATTGCACCTGCAATTACATCTGCATCAGCCGCCGCTTGATTTAAGTTAGTATCTAAAACTGTAACTGTTGCAGTTGAAACTGTGTTTACACCTTTTCTTGTTTCAGAAATTGTTAAACTGTAATTTGCACCTTGGTCAGCAACGCCACTGGCTGTAATTATTGCACCTGTAACTTTAGATGTGCCTGCGTTTTCTCTTCTCCAAATTTTGTAATCAACTGGTGAAGTACCATTGTCAGCATTTACGTATAAAGAACCTACTGCTAGGTTAACTCCACCACCTGCTCTATCTAAATTGTATAAAGCCGATGTTGCTGTTTTGTACACTGGTGAACTGATTTCTTCCCAAAGGTTTGTGCTACCGTTGAATTTTTTAATTCTAAATCTTGAACCACCATTTGGTTCAGTTGTTTTAATCCAAACTGATTTAGTAGGAAGTGCTGTGGCTGTTGTTCCTGGAGTACCCTTCCATTGTGGAACTGTTGTGTGTGGATCAATTGCTACAACTGGATTGTTGTATTTTGCAGTTACGCTTAAACCAACTGCCGCCGCAAGTCCTGAACCTTCTACTATTGTAATTCCGTTATTGCCACTTGTATTGTCATCAAACAAATGTAATTTACCGTCAATAAATGACGCTGTAATTCCTGCCGCACCTACTACACCGTTAATCGCTGTAACAGTTGCATCGTTGTCAACACCTGCTGTTACTGGTGAGCCGTTGATGTTCATTGTTAAACCT